GGTAAAGGCAACTTCTTAGAGGGCTTTACTAAGGGCGTTAAAAACGTAGCAACTAACCCAATGCAGTCTAGCTTCACACAGGCGATGACTGTAAGTGCTCCAGATTCTGCTACTCTTGCTCAAAGTGATGTAGTTCAAGACACAGTGGCTAGTGCGACAGAGACGGGTGCTACTAGTCCCGTTGATACCGTGGTTAGTGCGACGTCCACTCCGACCTCAAATACGGAGCTTTTTGCGGGTTCTAATAAGGCAGCTTATGAAGCTATTGCTAAAAACCCTAATCTTTCTTCAACTGAAAAAATGATACAACTAAACAGGCTTGCTAGGGAGGATCAAGCACGTGCTTTATTTAGCGCAACTGAGGGCTCTCAAACATTAGCAGGCTCTGTTACTGCGGGACCAGATCAAATGTTCCTTGGAGCCGCTGATGCTTTACCACCTACACCGCCTCCTACAATTTTGGAACAGTTACAAAGCGCTGGCAAAACCGCTATGGACTACGGCGGTAAGGCGATGGACTTCTTGACAGGAACACCTGCCGAAGGCGCTTTAAATCAAATAGAAATAGATGCTTATAATAAAGCCATTGCCGCAGGGGTTCCTGAAAGTTTAGCCACTAAGCAAGCTGCTAGAGCGGTGGCTGAAGCCACCCCCGGTATAATCCGCACATTCGGACCAACTGCGGCATTAGCTGGCGCAGGCTTGTATGCTGCCGGTGGGTTTGATACAAAAGATGATGACGATGGGACTGATGAAGAGATGGCTGCTATGATGGGTCCTAATCAGTACTATCAACAATATAAAGACCGTTTCTTGCTTGGGGGCTTTACCCCTAAATATGCTCAAGGACCCGTAAAAGTTGCTACAACATATACCAAAGGTCTGGGTCAGTATGAAGACGGAGGCGGTGTTTTCCCGCGTCGCGTCGGCGGCATCATGCCAGATGAGGGTACTCCCGGCAAAGACAGCGTGAAAGCTATGCTGATGCCCGGTGAGTTTGTAATGACAACCAACGCGGTCAAAGGCTTGGGTGACGGAGACAATAACAAAGGCATCAACCGCATGTATGACATGATGCGCGGTTTAGAGGCTAAAGGGAAGGCGATGGCATAATGGCTACAGAAACCTCCATTGTACGCGAAGCCCCGGAAATTGAAGCCTATAAACTAGGGCTTCTTGAATCTGCCCAAAAGCTTGCTGACCAAGAAATAATTCTACCCACTCAGCAGATAGCGGGTATGACTCAATTACAGGATGATGCCATTGCTGCTGCGGCTCCGGCTACAGGCGGCATAGGCGGTTATCAACAATACTTGCAAGGAGCGGACACCGCGCTTACTGACGCAAGAACCACGCTAGACCCTAGCTTGCAGGGCTTGAGTCAGTTTATGAACCCGTATCAGCAGGCCATACAGAACGAAATAAATAGGTCCTTTAACATACAAGCCTCCCAAGCAGGCCAACAAGCAGCAGGCGCGGGAGCTTTCGGCGGATCACGGGCCGCGGTCCAACAGTCAGAGATAGGCAGAAACCGTGCAGCAGCCTTGGCACAGGCACAAGCGCAGAACTTTTTACAGGCGCAACAAGCGCAGCAGGCACAGGCAGAAGCGTTAGGTCAGTTGGGTCTTCGTCAGGCAGCAGTAGGTCAGCAGGCGCAGCAGCAGGCTCTTGCTGATATCCAGACACAGTTTGATTTTGGTAAACAGCAGCAGGCGCAGCAGCAGGCTGAAATTGAAGCGCAAAGGCAGAGCGATTTGGCTCAGTTATATGAGCCGTATCAGCGTTATTCATTCTTGTCAGATATCTATAAAGGTGCTCCGTCAAGCCAGCAAACAATTGCCTCGGCTACAGCACCTAGTGTATCACCGGCTCAGACTTATCTGGGTTTGGGTATTGCAGGATTATCAGCGGCAGCAGGCGCTAAAACAGCGGGGTTATTCTAATGAACAGAAGCGTATTAGCCAGACAGATGTTTGCCAACGGTGGTCAAGCCGTGCCTAACGAGTACAAGGGCTTTTCAATGCTGCCTGAAGCGGTGCAGATGAAGATGGACCCTGATGCTGCTAAGAAATATGCAGAGGGCGGTATCGCAGGCATGATGCCGCCAGAAATGGCTGCTCCACCTGCCATGCCCCCGGCTCCACCTATGCCAACTGGGGCAGACATGCCGGTAGAGGGTGTAGATCCCCAACAGTTGGAAGGGTTATTAGCCAACGCCCAACAAGAGGTAGAGGACCTCGACCAAGCCGAAGACTTTGAAACGGTTATGAACACCATACGTGGTGATGAAGCGACAGTTGAGGAGCGCTATGAGGAGCTTGCTAGTGTGGTTGGCGAAGAGGACGCCAGACAGACGCCTGAGTCAGTCCTGACACTGGTGCAGCCCGCTATGGTGATGGGCGCGGTAGACCAAGGCATTGGCGGCTTGGCGCAACAAGAGATGATGGAGCCTGTACAGGGCGCTATGGCGCAGGGGATTATGTCCACGGTCGAACCCCCGCAGCCTACTGGTGGTATGGGGGGACCACCACCCGTAAATTTTAAGGAAGGCGGGCTGGTCCGCCGCGGAGACAACCAGCCAGTCCTAAAGTTTCAAAACGCAGGTGTAGTGCCAAACTTGGTTACTGCCGATGATTTTAGGAAAGCTATTGGCCCCTCGCCATCCACGAGCGGATTTGTAAACCCACCGACTTATGATGAGCGTGTCCTAGCTGCGGCTAGAGGCGCAGAAGAGCGATATGCTGCCGCTGGTCTGGGAACGGCTGCGGAACGAGCCGCGGCACTTGAAGAGCAGAAGAACTTAACCAAAGCACAGATGCTGTTTGATATAGCCAACACGGCGCTTACCTTTGCAGGTCCAATGCAAGGAGAGCGACCCGGTGCCAGCGCCGCGGAACGCCTAGCTATGGCTGCTTCCACTACTAAATTACCACAAACCATAGGTGCACGGGCACAGACGCTTGTTGAACAAAAGAAGGCGGCTGACAAAGAAGAGAGGGCGCTCAAGCTTGCTGCCGTACAACGTGCTGAAAAGCAGGTTGATACTGAAATAGCCGCAGAAGAAGCTCGTGCGCTTAAAAAAATAAGCACAAAAACAAAAACTGTAAAACCTATGAAACTGGTTGTGGGGGAGAAAGAGTTTTTCTTTGATGGATCAAACTCCACAACCTATGACGCATATGCTAAAAGAGCGGCTGAAGAGGGTGGGCAACTGTTTGATGTTGGGACTCAGCCAAAACCTTCGGATACTAAAACAGACAGAGTTCGTATTATGATTAACGGCAAGGAAACAAACGTCGTTGATTTGAATACAGAATCCGGTAGATCAGCTTTAGAAAAAGCTCGTTCAGACAACCCTGACAAAAACGTAGAAACCGTGACAATTAGTGCCGCGGCAACACCTAAAGAAAAGAAAGTCGGTCTTTACGAAATTAGAGATATAAACACTGGAGAGTTAATAAAGAGTGGCATTGATGTTTATTCTAGTGCTGGCTACGAAGAGATTACAAATCTGCCGTCTAATCAACGAGCTACAAAAGTAGGTGAGTTTAAGAAGGGCAGCACTTTAGCCGCAAAACCGATTGAAGTAAGAAATAAGGACGGAGCGATTGTAGATCGCCTAGACCTCTCCATACCGGAAGATCGTTTAGCCTATTCTAACCTCTCTACAGACGTAACTACACATACGATAGGCACTTACACCAAGGACTCCAAAGGCTCAGTATGGAAAGAAATACGAGGTGCAGACGGAGAGCTAGTCAGCATCGTTGACACAAATACGCAAGAGGGTGCAGACGCTGTTAAAAACGCGGCTGACGCGGGTCAAGGGGTGTTTAATATTGGCACATATAGCCCGACTCAAGAAAAACTTGACACCAAACAGGTCGTCAACACCAAGCCTGTAACAGTAAGAGGCCAAGTGATTTCGGCTGGCACACCAATGTATCTCACTGACGTTGAAATTGCAGCTATTAAGAAAGACAACGGCGCAGATGCCTTGCGTAGCTACGAGAAAGCAGATGAACCACCAGATCTATTTGGTAGTGGAGACACTGGAAAAGCTCTTAGGTACTTCTCTGTAGAAACTAACGATGCCGGTACGAAAATGACCGACCTTTATGCGGCAGGTGCGGACGATCCTGTCATGGAAAGTCAGATTAGCATTTATACCGCACCTTCTATCAACCCGAAGAGTGGGTTACTTCAAAAGCGTCAACTGCCTGACTTTATGAAGTCCGCTATTAAAAAGCGTGTTCTTAATGGGGGTAATTCACCTGTGCCAATAAATACTCTTGGCTTGAGCAGATCAGAGTTGCAAATGGTAGCACCAAATCAGGATGTTCCATTACTTAACCCAGATAATACGGTTAACATAGATCGTGCTACGGCTGATCCTACCTTTATCATAACAGGTTTGGATTATACTCAATCTCAAGGTTTTGCGTCTACCCTGAACAGAACCTTTAATGCTGTGGCTGGTCAACTCGCTGAACTTGGTTTGGGAACGGGGTATGCTGGTAAACAAGCAAGAATAACAAGTAAAGCTGACAAACAGTTAAGTGCTCTAGGCCGTAAAACGATTGAGTTAGCTCGTGCAGGAAGAGAAGGCAGAATTTTTGCTCTGGATTTAGAATTGCTACAACAAGAGGTCACCGGATTCCAGCCGGGTGGAGCTAAGTCGGATGTATCAGCATTAGAACAACTTAGAACAGTTCGCTCAACTTTAGCTATGAACTACAAACGGGCTAAAGATATAGTTGATGCAAACGCAAAAAATCCAGCCGATTTTGCAGACAGGGTTGCTCAAGCTCGTCTCTCTATGAGAGATTTTGAAGGCTTGATAGCAGAATACACCGCAGCCATACTTGCATATGAAGCTAATATGACACCGGGCGGTGCTGCGGCTAACGTATCAGGTGGTAGTGCGACGGCTAACTCACCAAGGGTAACTGGACCATGAACCTAGAGATTAGCAAAATAGATTTACAGCCGGAAGAGATAGACGACTTCCGGTTACAGTTTGGTCAAAGAGCATCAGAGGCTCTGGCTCGTGACGTGGTAACCACGTTTGCAGATCAGGATTATGCTGCTCAAATACAAAATGACCCTAACTTTTTTAGTTACGAAAAGTTACAAGATGGCACGGCGACTTTTTACGATTTTTTAAGCCCCAACTACACTGTGACTATAGATGGTGAAGAGCGCCCCATACGTGACTTAAACCCCGTTGAGCGCAGTGTCTTTTTCAAAGACCCTGACTCAATAAGTGCTCTATTAACAAATGCTGAAAAGGGTTCTTTGTCCCGTGCTTTCTTTGGTGAGTTGTTTAAAACAGCACCTAGTGTAGCGGCAGGCACAAAAGCTGCACAGGTGACCGCGGCTCAAACCTTTAGGACCCCGCCTAAATCAGCCGCTGGATTTATGCTCAGAGCAGCCCCTGTAGCAGCCTCTTTTATAGGTGGCAGCTTGCTTCTTTATGAAGGCGCAGATGCCTTAGAAGAGTTAGCGATGGGACCGGACAAACCTATTCTACCCGGTCAGAAACAAGCTGTAGAAGCTATGCGAACTCTTGGCGGTGCTACTGCGGGCATACAGTTTCCGTTTCTGTTTAAAGAAGCAGGGAACAGAGCCGCTCGTGACATTATTGCAAATTTAGCAGAGGATGCGCCTGTACCCACGGCAACTAAATTTACAGCCACAATAGAAGAAATGCTTGAAAGTATGGGGCGCACGGCCCGCGGAACTAAAGGTGGGGCAGCCTTGACCGTAGGTGTGGAGAGTGCAGCGGGGGCTGGTTCAGCAGGCGGAGCCTATGTTGCAGAGGGCGCAGACCCCGGAGGCACGAGTATGCGTCTAGGGTTTGAGTTTTTGGGCGGAAACCTCTTTGGTCTAGCCTTTGCCAAGATGCTACCAAAGGGTTACTCAAAGTTAAGAGAGACAGATGCTGATAAAGAGGCCAGTGATTTCCTAACCAAAATGTCCGAAGGTAAGAAGAAAAAGCTGTTTGCTAGAATTGATGAATTATACACCAAGTATGACGGCGATTATGAACGTATGATGGATGACCTCAACAGTGAGGAAACCAACAAAATACTACAAGAGGTTTTCCCCGGCGTAGATTTTACTGCCGCACAACGTCTTGAAGACAACACTGGTATCATTATGGGTTTGGAAGGCGAGATGGCCACCAAAAACCCGGATTTGCTGGCTGCCAGAAAAAAGGCTGAACGCAACGCTAAGACATTTTTTGATAAGTTTATCTACGGTTTAGTAGAAGAAAACACGCCTGAGTCACTACGGACCGCGGCTATTCTTAGAAAAAGTCTTATGGAAGATATGATGTCCCGTCGGCTAGTAAATGCCGTAGACGCCAGAATATCTGCTCGTAACCGTGTCTTGACTGGCGATGAGAGATCTGGAACACCTCAAGCTCGTAAAACCTTTTCTTTAGATTTAGCAAATTTATTAGAAACGCAGCTTGGTTTTGCTAGAAAGAGAGAAAAAGAACTCTGGTCAAAAACAGGCGGAGTTGATGTATTTACGCCTGCGGAGGTGATTGACGGCGATGTGGTGCCTTCTTTTATAACCAAATATGATGAGCTCCTTAAAGAATTAACAGGAACTGACACCACTGGCTACCGTGGCGAATTTATTAAAGCCACACAAGGATTATATGATTTTGTTCAAGACGCCAAACGCCGGTTAGGACTAGACATAAAAGAAAGCATTGCAGAACAAAACGCTATTATCCAGTCTGTAGATGCACAAGATTCTGACCCGGTAGCCTTAATTCGTACTAAGTTTGAAATACCTTTAGCCAACGCACCTTTAAATCGTCAAATAGACCGTATGCAAAATCTCATAAGTGAGATTGATAAAGGTAGATTTGTAGGTATTGGAGAAGAAATTCAAACACTAAACCCAGAAACTGGAGCAACAACAACAGGCCAGTTTTCTATTGATCTAAAAAAGGGTAGTGATTCACAGAAAAACTTTTTAAAAGTAGCTAGGGCCAAACTTGCACTATTGAAATTAGAGCAGGCGAAGCTGGACCCTAACCGAGTTGCCCCGGTGACAGCAGACGAAATGTTTTCTGTTCGTTCAGAAGTTTTAAACGACGCAGCACAAGTAGCTAGCGGCGCTGTTCTTCGTAGGGGAACAGCTAACCAAGCTCGTAAATTAGGAGAGGTAGCAGAAGCTATCCTTGATGATTTAAATCGTATGCCGGACGGTGAGTTAGACGCGTTTGATATAGCAAGGGCTTTTTCAGCCGCTTTGAACGACGTATATACCCGGTCGATAGTGGGCAAGGGTCGTGCCAAGGATGCTATGCGCGGCAACCGCATACCTCCGGAGCTACTAATTAACACCTTTGTTAAAAACAGTCCTGACATAACAGATCTTCGCGTTCATCAACTGCAAGGCGTCGCTAAGTTTGCTGAACAGCAAGGCTTTGAAGGGGCTGACGGCGTCTTTACTTCAGTCAATAACATCATGGAAGGGGCTATCCGGAGTTTACGTTTACAAGCAATGAACCCTGACGGCTCCATAAATGCTGGTGCACTTGAGCGGTACAAGAGAGATAATGCGGAGTTAATGGAGATCTTCCCTAATTTAAAATCTGATTTGGACAATGCAGTCAGTGCACAACGCACTGTTGAGACCTTTGAGTCAAGGTCAGCCGCGTCTAAAAAAATATCTGACAGTCAGGCGTATCTTGCGACATTAATAGGTAATTCTTCACCACATTTAGCTTTGACAGAGGCTTTAAACTTTACTCCTAAAAATGCTAAACAAGCCGATCCTATAGGCGGTTTACGTCGTCTGTTTCGTTTGACCAGTGTTAAGTATAAAGGTCCTGATGGTAAACTCTTACCCGCAGCCGAGCAGGCTGCCATGCGAGAAAGAATTAATGAAGGTTACTTTAACACAATTTTGCAACACGCCATGATGGAAGCTGGTGGTGAGGGTAAGACTTTTGACCATGTGACTTTCCATAGAACGCTTTTTGAACCCCTTCCCGGACAAGGCGCAGGTAAAACCTCCTTGGTGGATCTAGCAGAAAGCTACGGCATAATGGATAAAAACCAGATACGCCGCATACGCACCATATCTAATCAAATGGTTCGATTAGCTGCCGCCGATCAAGCAGGAAAATTAGCTGACCCTGACTTAGTTAAACAGGCAGGCCCCTTGTTTGATTTTTACGTCGGTATGATTGGTTTAGCGGGCGGTACAAAAGCTTATCAGGCTTTAACTGGTGGGACGGGTGGCACGGCGTCAATTAGTGCGGCAGGGTTCACTAAAGGTATTGCTTTGGATTTCTTTAAAAACATACCGGCATCAAAAAGAATGGAAACAATCCAGCTAATTTTTACAGACCCTGAATTAGCCGCCACTCTTATACGTAAACCAAAAAATGAAAAAGAAGGCGTTAATCAGGCTGAAAGAATTGTTAAATTACTTACAGAAAAAGGTTTCCTTACTTTTGGTGAAATGTCTCCTTTCTTTATTAGAGAGGCGGGAGAAGACGAAGATGTTGGAACTGGACGTACAGATAAAAAATATTTCTTTTTTGGTCCAAGAGAAAATCCCATTCCTACACCACAAGGCATGTCCGTTAGTTCCGTCGCACCAACAGCTATGCCCACAACACAAACAGTTCCGGCGCAACCGGTGGCACCACCTCCCACAACCACCCTTGCGTCGGCAGCGCCTCCACCTCCACCGCCCGCGGCCAGCGGACCGGTGAACCGGCAACAGTACGCTGCCCTGTTCCCGAATGACCCAACCTCTGCCCTCATACGGCAACAAGGTATCGGGAGCCTGATGGGATGATTAACGATGTACTGGAACTAATGATCAAGTCCGATATGCACCGTGACTGGTATATACATGACCTTGAACGCCTTGTGCTCCCTGCCATCGAAGCAAAGAAGATGGTTGTCGTGTACGAAGACAAGCTTACAGCCAAGACGGAGATTTTTCCGCGGCCCACAGGTCTGTTCAGCCATGCCTTTCTGACGAAGGAGGCAGCGGAGGGTTACGAGAACGGCACACGCAAGTTGCAGCCCGAAGACTGGTACACGGACCACGAGTCTGGTATGCTGTACGTCATAGACTTTATTGCACCGTACAATAACGCATTGAAAATAGGACGTTTTGTGCAGCAGGAATTGACCAGTCGGTATATTGAAGTGTACCCGTATGACGGAGCTACTTTCTTGAGGCAAGTAAATGGTAAAAGAAAAAGATATGCCACCGGTGTTCAAGAAGACATCGTAGGACGGAGACATAGCTGTGTATAAAAAGCGCTGGTTTGACGGACTGCAAGACATTTATGAAGGTAAAAACGAATTTGAAATAAAGTTCGGCTGCTTCCTTGGTGACGGTGGCGAGTCAAAAAGTGGCCCTAAAAAAGATCCTCAACCTCCGGCTGACCCTACCCCTACCCCTGACACTGGTTATCGCGGGGAACAAACGACGGCAGCCAAAGCTGCCGCGGATGCTGCGAAAGCTGCCGCGGAGGCGGAAATCGAGGCAAATTTAGCCGGAAAAGCACAAACCGCCCAAGGTATACAAAATCAGGTAGCTGACGTTATATCGGGCATTCAAAAAGGACCGGTGGATGTTGGTGGACCGAAATCAATTGGTACTCCAGCGGAGCAACTCGCAGAAACGCGCACACGACAAGAAATTGCTGACTCTGTGTCTCTTGCTGGTTTATCTACAGGAAAAGTTAGTGCCCCAACAACGCCAGTTAATGATCTAACAACAGCCGTTAGTTTACCCGGCACAACTATGGCTCCAGCCGTTAAAAGCTTGGAGGATATGTACAAGGACGCACAGTCTGCCGTTATTGATCAAGCTTACGCTGAATACCAAAATCAACCAAATTTAGCTACACAGAATGTCTTAGACTCTTTAAACCGAGGCACACAAGGGGCTCAAAACTCTGGCCAATCCACGCAGCAATATGGGTTTTCTCTGGATATGCCCGAAAACGTATCAATAAATAATCCCGGCGTTGGATTCAAATACACAGGCCCTTTATATTCCAAAGCTAAAGGCGGTGTTGTTCAACAAGGGATAGGAAGTATATTCCCATACCCGCGTCGGCGTTAAACCAACCACTCCCTAGCCTGTTCTCCAAGCACCTGACCGGCAAGGTTTATCTTGTTACGTAAAGTCTTCAAGATCTTTTCGTCAATAGTGCGCGGCGATACCAAGTCGATATACGTCACCTTGTTGCTCTGGCCTATACGGTGCGCTCTGTCCTCACTCTGCAATCGTATTTCCAAATCATAGCTATTTGAGTAATATATCATTGTGTTAGCCGCGGTCAGCGTGATCCCGTAGCCACCTGTCCGCGGCTGACCGACAAAGAAACGAAGCGGGTTATCCTTGTCCTGAAACCGGTTGACCGTTTCCTGACGTTCATCCTGCGGGGTTTCGCCATAATAGGTTGCCACCGCTTCGGGCCCAAAGCGGTGGCGCAGGGCCTCTGCTATCTGTTGGATGTCGTGTGTATACGTCGCCCAAATGATAGCTTTTCCCTGAAGCTCATCTGTGATCTCCAGTAATTCCTTGAGCCTGTTGCTCTCTACCGGCTGTATCTCGCCCTCATCCGGTTGCAGGTGCCCGCAGCATATCTGTTGCAGGCGCATGATCTGTGTCAGCACACTGGCTGTTGTGGCCAGTTCACCGTTCTCCAGCTTGGCCAGAGCCAGCTTCTTCATCTGCGTATACAAGCTCTTCTGCTCGTCCGTCAGCGCAACGTCCCGTCGCGTATACATTTTGTCCGGCAGGTCTAAACAATCTTCTTTCAAAGTACGGTTGCTAAACCGATCAAGCTTCTGGTTCAGTTCGTCTAGCCTGCGGTATCCAGTGATCTCCTGAAATGCACGAGTGCCCATGGTCCGCTTCTGCACAATCGCGTACCGGTTCTGAAAGGCAAAATAACTGTTGAAGTTAAGCGCAGCCGGTGACAAGAACATGCACTGGCTAAACAAATCCATAGGTGACTTGGTAACCGGAGATCCTGTCAGAATGCGCTTATACATAGCATCCTTTGCCAGCATCATTACGTTCTTAGTGCGTGTGGCTTTACGGTTTTTGATAGTGGTGCTTTCGTCCACAATCATTATGTTACTGGAGTTTCTACATAAAAAGGCATACGCAGCCTTCGTACCACGCGCAGTGGACAATGCCTCTATATTCATCACAAAGATCTTCATGCCGTCAAACGGCTCATACACGAGCGCTTTCATCTCGTCTTGAAACTTTTTAGCAGTAGACGGCGTCCACCGCACAACCATGCGTTCTATCTCATTCGGTAGGTGTGCGGGTATCTCACCCTGAACCCAGTTGTCATAGACGCCTTTTGGTGCCAGTATAAGTGCCGCGTTTATTTTTTTGGCCTGATACAGCATACCGATAGTGTCGATAGCCACCTTGGATTTGCCAGTCCCCATCTCCATGAAAAGCGCGTAGAACTCCTCGGCCCACGAGTCTTCCAAGACTTTTCGCTGGTGGTCAAACGGCTCAGTTTTAAATTTATATTCCCGCATCATTTTCTCCCTTGACTATGGGGGTATATACGACTATATAGGTATTTGTCAAGCCCCGACAGGAGGCTCTAACAACGAACGGAGAAACGCGATGAGCGATTTGTTTGAAGAAATGGAGGCAGATTTTGAAGCCAGTCTGTCTAACTCGGTTGAAAAACTGGATCAGGGTGACCTAACCACGGTCGCCGGTATGGCGAAAGCAATCAGGGACAAAGAAGAGCAGGTTAAACAGCTTGAGGAAAAACTCAAGGCTGAGAAAAAGTCGTTGTTAAAAATGACTGACGAAGATCTGCCAACGATGCTCACTGAAATCGGACTAACATCCATGACGTTAGATGATGGATCTACTGTGACCGTGAAAGCGACTTACGGTGGGGCAATCACAACAGGTGAAAAAGGCACCGTGGACAATCGTCCCGCTGCTTATCATTGGTTACGGGAGAACGGGCATGGCGATATCATCAAAAATACGGTTACGTGTAGTTTTGGAGCGGGCGAAGACGAACAAGCGAATGCGTTCAAATCTATCGCGGAGAAAGAAGGGTATGTCCCAGAACAAAAAGAAACGGTCCATTCACAGACGCTTCGTGCCTTTGTCAGGGAACGTGTTGAGAATGGTGACGACTTCCCGATGGAATTATTTGGAGCCTACGTCGGGCAACGCGCAATTATTAAGAGAGGAAAATAAAATGGCCGAAAAGAAAAATGATGTAGTTGAGAAGGAAACGGCTGATATTATCCAGTTTGACCCTTCCATGTTTGAAGCCGACGCAGGCGTTGGTCTTGAAAATATGAGCCAAGATGATCTTGCGTTACCTTTTCTCAAGATATTGTCAGGCGTAAGCAAAGAACTTGATGATTTGGAAGATGCCCGCAAGGGTGATATCTACAATACCGTCTCAGGAGCCGTATACAAGGGCAAGGACGGCATCAAGGTCATTCCGGTAGCCTACCAGCGTCGGTTCATCCAATGGGCCCCCAGAGGCGAAGGAACAGGCGCTCCCGTTGCTATCTATTCTCCGGGCGAGAATATGCCAAAGACGGAGCGGTCTGCTGAAGATAACAAAGAGTATGTGCAGGACGGCTCTGGTCAATATATCGAAGAGACCCATCAGCATTTTGTTATCGTGCTACATAATGACGGGTCTGCTGAAACTGCGTTGATTGCAATGAAGTCCACTCAGCTTAAAAAGTCTCGTAAGTGGAACAGCATGATCTCCTCACTCACCATGCAGGGCAAGAACGGGCCGTTCACGCCGCCTCGCTTCAGCCATATCTACCACCTCAAGACCATATCTGAGGAGAATAGTAAGGGTAGCTGGCATGGCTGGGAGATGAGCCGTGTGGGCCCTGTCGAAGATAGAGCTATCTACCAACGTGGTAAGGACTTTGCCACGAGCATTACCGCTGGTGATGTGGTGGTAAAGCATCAAGACGATAGCGTCTCCGATAACAATCTGAACGACGACGTACCGTTCTAAACAGTTGGGGTGGTAAGGGTGTTGGCTGCTATGCCCTTGCCGCCTCATCTTTTTTGCGGGGAACGTACATGTCAGTAGATAAGTTTTCATCCATCTTTGATGGCCTGCGTCTTGCGTATGGCACATACAGAGTAGAGAAACAGCAAGCTAACGGTAAGAATACCGGACGGGCCGCTATCGTGCGCGAACCACGGACCAAGGAACTGTGGGAAGGGCATCTGGCTGGCACGGGTCGTGGTATTGGTATCATACCGATCAATGAGGACAACAAGTGTGTCTGGGGTTGTGTTGACGTAGACCAATATCCTCTGGACCATAAAGTGCTCGTTGAGAAGATCCGTAAGCTTAAATTACCTCTTGTGGTGTGCCGCTCCAAATCTGGCGGCGCACACTGCTTCCTGTTCGCAACAGAATGGGTAGATGCGAAAGATATGCAGTCAACACTGCAACAGGTTTCAGCCGCTTTAGGGTACGGCGGCAGTGAGATATTTCCAAAGCAGGTCAAGTTGCATCTTGACCGCGACGACGTAGGTAACTTTCTGAACCTGCCGTACTATGATGCAGAAGATGGGTTACGCTACGCAATTAAAAACGACGGCACATCTGCTACGCTTGAGGAGTTCTTTGAGCTTTACGAGACTCATAAGCAGACACCAGAACAGCTTATCAAGCTACAAATAACCGACGATCCTGAAACGTCCAACATGAAAGATGGGCCGCCGTGCCTACAGTTCTTAATCAAGAACAAAATATCTGAGGGTGGGCGCAACAACGGTTTGTTTAACATAGGCGTATATCTACGCAAAGCTTACCCCGATAGCTGGGAGTCTGAGATACTAAACTACAATATGCAGTATCTGGAGCCGCCTCTGCCTCTTAACGAGGTCAACATTGTGGCTAAACAGCTTGAGAAAAAGGATTACGCCTACCGGTGTAGCGATGCGCCTATCAACGCGCACTGTAATAAAGAGCTATGCCAGACACGCAAACATGGCATAGGTGCCGCTATACAGGGTGCCGCCATAGCTAATTTACGAAAATACAACTCTAACCCACCAGTGTGGTTTCTGGATGTAAACGGCGAACCGGTTGAACTGGACACCGAAGGGCTTATGAGCCAGCCGACATTTCAGAAAGCCTGCATGGAGCAACTCAACTTCATGCCACGCTCTGTCAGTAAGCAGGTGTGGGAAGGACGCATAGGCGGGTTGATGCGGGAGATGGCTGCAAACGAGAGCGCGATTATCGACGTGGCAGAGGATGCTAGCACAAGCGGTCAATTCTACGACTACTTAGAAGAGTTCTGTGCTCATTTACAAAAGGCAAAAGACCGTGAAGAGATATTACTAAAGCGGCCTTGGACCGATGAAGAGGCCAACGTCACATATTTTAGATTGAAAGATTTTGAGGCTTTTTTGAAACGTAACAAGTTTTTTGAATATAAGCCTTACAAGATAGCTCAACGGCTCCGTGATCTGGGAGGAGAGAGCACTCTTCTTAAAATAAAAGGGAGGCCAGTGAGAGTATGGAAAATACCTGCATACGAGTCCGTTGAGCTAGAACTCAAAACGCCAGACTTTGGCAGGGAAGAGGAGGCCCCGTTTTAAATGTTGAAAGCAGATGGATTTGACAAAGCGTTTATTGGTGTGTGTCACCGGTTTGGTCAGGAGCCGTTGGTGGCATACGATTACCATAAGTGCATAGCCATACTTTGTGAGCGTGACGGCATGAGTCACGACGAGGCTATAGACTTTTTCTTTGTTAACGTATTGGGCTCATGGGTAGGTGAACAAACTCCTGTGTTTGTGCACATGATGCAGGACATACAAGATCTGACGGACGAAGAGCATGGATACTAAGATATTTCGCATCTACGGCCCGCCCGGAACAGGCAAAACTACCGCGCTTTTGAACAAAGTGGACGAGGCATTGTCGAGCGGTGTTGACCCCACGCACATAGGTTACTTTGCGTTCACGCGGCAAGCCGCAAATGAAGCCGTCGAGCGGGCTTGTGCACGATTTCATCTGGACAAATCGCAACTGCCGTGGTTCCGCACCCTGCATAGTTTTGCCCTGCGCCTGTCCGGTATACGGCAAGAACAGGTCATGCAACCAGAACACTACAAAGAAGTGGGGATTGCACTGGGCTTCAACTTAGATGTAGAGGGCTCCAGCCTGTCCGGTGAAGATGCCTTTGATCTCAATAAAAGCAGTAGCCCAATCGTCAACCTTATGAACCTAGCGCGGTTGCGTAAGATAGATTTGCGTCAGCAGTATGACGAAAGCGAGATAAGCGAGAGTTGGAACACGGTAAAGTATGTGGCTACCGCGTTACAGGAATACAAAAACAGATACCAGCTTTTTGATTTCACAGATATGTTAGAGGTCTTTGTCAACGAGAGTGCACAGTTTTGCCCCCGCCTAGCTGTCACTTTCGTTGACGAGGCGCAAGATCTGTCGCCCCTGCAATGGGACGTAGCTCATGTGTTAGAGCAACACTCTGAGCGGATCTATGCTGCCGGTGACGATGATCAAGCCATATACCGCTGGGCCGGTGCAGACGTTGAGCATTTCATAAACCTCAACGGTGGCTACGAGGTATTGGAACAGTCCTACCGTGTACCGGCCACTGTGCATCCTATGGCAGAGCGTGTGGTCCACCGTATCAAACGCCGTGTGCCTAAAAAGTATCTGCCCCGCCAAGACAGAGGCAACGTAGAGCATATCGCCCGCGCTGAGATGATTGATTTTTCTGAGGGTTCGTGGCTCGTGCTGGCACAAGCCGCATACTTCCTGTCGGATATAACCGCGGACCTACGGAGTCGGGGCTATCTTTTCAACTATCGGGGCCGACGTTCAATCTCAGAAAATCTGAGTGACGCTGTGAATGGCTGGGAACAGTTGAGAAAAGGTAAACAGGTGACGGGCAAGACCGCACGAACCATTTACAGTTATATGTCCGTGAACGACAGAGTCAAGCGCGGATTTAAAAAATTACCGGCACTCGACGATGACGACATGGTGACGCTGGATGAACTAATCGCGCACCACGGACTTATAGAAGGCGTGGATTTGATTACATCTATACGAGATATGATCTGGCATACAGCGATGGACAAACTGCCTAGCGCAGACCGTGCCTACATCACCGCGCTGTTACGCCGTGGTGAAAAGTTCAATGCAGAGCCTCGTATCAATCTGTCCACGATCCACGGATCTAAGGGCGGCGAGGCTGACAACGTGGTTCTGTTTACAGAGATATCACCAGCCGCATCAAAGGCCGCGGAACTCGCGCCTGACGATCTGCACCGTGTGTTCTACGTTGGCATCACACGGACCAAACAGAACCTATACTTAGTTGAGCCTGACGATGCCACGAGGAGTTACCAGATATGAAACGTAATGACGTACTCAAAAAAGCAAAGACCATAATCAACGGCGCACGGGCCAAAGAATATGGTGACGCGCATGAAAACCACGCCCGTATTGCACAGATGTGGTCTGTTCTGCTAGATAAACCTGTTACTATTCAACAGGTTTACCAATGTATGGTTGCTGTTAAGCTGGCCCGTCTGGTAGTAACACCAGACCATGAGGACAGTTGGGTAGACATTTGCGGGTATGGAGCGTTAGGTGGCGAAGAAACGGGTGATTAAAAGATCAGACAAGCTCATTCGGTTCATCCGTATTGAACAACTGGACCATTACCTCAATCAGGGCTGGAAGGTTCTTCAACAGGGCGATGAGATCGTAACCATTTACTGGAAATGATATGGCACTACAGATGACAATGTTCGGACCCAAGAGTGAATGGGTTCCACCGGCAGAGCTACCTGACATATTCGATGCTAAACAAATAGCTATCGACGTTGAGACAAAAGACCCCAACCTCAAGTCCAACGGGCCCGGTTGGCCTACCGGTGACGGCGAGGTAGTGGGCTACGCTGTAGCAGTTGCCGACTGGGCTGGATACATACCCATCCGACATCTTGGTGGCGGCAATCTGGATGAGCGCATAGTCAACAAGTGGCTGAAAAAAGTGTTTGAGTGTCCCGCCGACAAGATCATGCACAACGCCCAGTATGACGCGGGCTGGATACGTAGCATGGGTTTTACTATTAACGGGCGCATAATCGACACCATGCTGGTAGCCTCACTGTTGGACGAGAACCGTTTCAGCTACAGCCTCAACGCGCTTTGTTACGATCTGCTGGGTAAAATAAAAACTGAAAAGACTCTGCAAGACGCGGCCCGTGAGTTTGGCTTGGACCCCAAGGCTGAGATGTGGAAGATGCCTGCCATGTATGTGGGGCCTTACGCCCAGAACGACGCAGAGATCACCTTGGACCTATGGAACTATCTGTCTACTCAACTTACCAAAGAGGAGCTCTGGCCTATCGCAAACCTAGAGCTTGACCTGTTGCCCTGCCTGATCGACATGACATGGCGCGGTGTACGGGTAGATCAGGACAGAGTCGAGAAAACGCGGAACACGCTTCTGACTAAAGAAAAGGAAGTGCTTGCTCAAATCAAGCGCGTAGCCGGTATGGACGTAGAGTTATGGGCCGCCGCGTCCATAGCCAAAGCATTTGATGCACTAAGCATACCATATCCAAAAACAGAAAAAGGTGCGCCATCTTTTACTAAATCGTTTCTTACGGACCATGACCACGAATTGGCACGGCTGATCGTGCAAGCCCGCAACCTGAACAAGACCAGCGGCACGTTCATCAACACTATAATGAAGCACTGCCATTCTGATGGCCGCATACATAGTCACATCAATCAAATCCGTTCTGACGATGGCGGGACCGTTTCGGGGCGCATATCCATGTCAAACCCAAACCTACAGCAGATACCGGCGCGTGATCCTGAGATGGGGCCGATGATACGCAGTTTGTTCCTGCCGGAAGAGGGTGACCAGTGGGCGGCTATTGATTTCTCGCAACAGGAACCACGGATCTTGGTTCATTACGCATACGTTTTCGGTAAAACAAGAGGCGCGTTACTCAACGGCGCAGAGGAGTTTGTTAATGCTTATAGACATAATAATAATATGGACTTTCATACGATGGTCGCAGAAATGGCGGAGATCCCGCGCAAACAGGCGAAGACGATTAATTTGGGGATGATGTATGGCATGGGCGTCAACAAGCTATCCGATCAGCTAGATATTGATGTCGAAGAAGCTAAGAGTCTGGTTAAGCAGTACCATGACCGCGTCCCGTTTGTGAAAGGCTTGATGAACGGTGTACAAAACCATCTGAACAAAAAGGACGGCAGTGGGTCTGTCCGGTCGATACTGGGACGTAAGTGCCGGTTTGATCTGTGGGAGCCCGACACCTTTGCTATGAACAAGGCTCTACCATACCAAGAGGCCATCCGTGAGTACGGTGAGACCACCAGATTGAAGCGGGCATACACTTACAAGGCTCTCAACCGGTTGATCCAAGCCTCTGCCGCGGACATGACAAAGAAAGCGATGGTGGACATATATAAGACAGGACGTGTCCCTTTGGTGCAGGTGCATGATGAGATCGCCATGTCTGTGAAAAATTGTGAAGAAGCAAAAGATGTTGCAGAAATTATGGAAAATGCTGTACCGTTGGAGATACCCAACTTATGTGACATTGAGATCGGTCCTAGTTGGGGTGAAGCAGAGTAATATCCTCCCTTAGAGAACTGGTCCCGCTTCGGCGGGGCCTTTTTTGCTTGTAAAATAACAACTTCTCTTATATATTCCTACACATAAGGAGCTATATATGGACATCACCAAGTGGAAATCTGTTCTCGTACCCATCGAAGTGTACGAAGAGATTAAGAAATTAGCGAAATTAGAGGGCCGGACAATATCTGGTCAGCTTCGCGTCATGTGGAACGTCTATCGCAAAACAATCAGTTGACCATTTTTTTTAACTATGGTATGCGATAAGTCTTAGTACTAAGGAGAGGTATATGCTAAATAAGTTCTTACGACTGTTCTTCCCTATGTTTTTCTGTGAGCCTGAACGGGCTAGGGATGACAAAGGGCGTCTGCGGGCTGATAATAAATCAACGCCCGCGATCAACGAAGCATGGGTAGGCGGTAAGGCCCCCGTGAAAAAGAAACGTGGTCGTCCGCCGAAAGCAAAGATTGCCGCGCCTAAAAAACGTGGTCGTCCAGCAAAGGCAAAGAAGTGACAATAAGTCAGGGTGATGGCAGTATGGGGCGTTTGATAAAAGATGGGCTTTGCCCACGGTGCCATACTGCCGCGCCGCCCGTCGAGGTTCACGGGCACTATCAATGTTCGGTATGCAAGATGGTCATATCAGATTGCTGTCAGGGAGAGAAAAATGATATGCCCGAAGTGTCAGGGAAAGAGTAAGGTCTACAATAGCAGGCCGCTTGGAGATACAACACGCCGTCACCGGCAGTGTTTAACGTGCGGTCATAAGTATTCCACAATAGAAACTTTAGAAACTAAAGTGGTCAAACTGGACGACATCATGGGTGATCCTATCAAAAAATTAGATGAAATTTCTGTGAAGCGTTACCCCGTGAAGAAGAAAAAACGCTTTGAAGACATGGACTTTGAAAACATGACCGACGAAGAGTTAGAAGAATTAATTCATGGTGACGATTTCTCTTGACTTTTCTTAGACAATCGCATATGTATAGGCTTGTAAAGCCCCCAAGCTTTACAGTTCCCGTAGTAGCCCCCAGAGTTCGCACGACTCTGGGGGTATTTTTTTCTGCTTGACAATATGTAGTAGTAAGACTATATAGGATAATTCTTATGTCATTAACCAAAAGGAGAAAAAAATGGCAGCTACAAAAAAGACTAATGATGCAATCAGCATCCCAGTCATCAAGCAGGGCCAAATCAAAATCCGCTTGATTGGACAGACCCCGATGTACTTCAACAGTATGTCGGCAAAAGCTAAACGGGACTTACTCGTTGGCGCAGGCCGCAAGACTGCGGCTGAAAAGAAAGAAATCAAACATAATCCGGAACAGGAGTTTGCCGACTCCATGCACACCCAACCAAAAGGTGACACGCTTTTGTGTTTTCCAGCGGCTGGCGTAAAGGGTGCAATGGCTACGGCGGCGCTTGAAACGGCTGGCGTAAACAAGACCAGCGTCAACCGGCTTATCTTCTTGCCACAGACAAATATAAATATCTGGGGCAAGCCATACCTCAAAATTGACGTGGTACGGTCCGCGGACATGAACCGCACACCGGATATGCGTACTCGTGCTTATCTTCCTAACTGGTGCGCCGAAGTAGAAATCCGGTTTGCTACACCTAATTTCAGCGCACGTTCTATCTCTTCTCTTGTACAGAATGCCGGACAACTAATCGGCCTTGGCGATTTCCGTCAGGAAAAAGGCCGTGGGTCTTTCGGTACATTCTCTATCGCTGGTGAAGAACTTGGCGAATACCAAGAGTTGTGGGACGAGCTTATGCAAGAGGGCCGCGAGGTTCAGGAGCTAGCGCGTGACAATCCAGAGTGCGCGGATCAGGAAACAGCAGAACTAATGCAGTTCTTACAAGAAGAGCGGTTGCGGAGGGCTGCTTAACCAATATAGGCGGGGGTTCTTCCCCCGCCGCGGGTTGCGGAAAGACGGTTGAGATAAGGTCCGGCGAGTTTTGTTTGGATGTGGCAAGTTTTAGCAAGGTAAGACGGTTATGGTTGGGAGAGATGAGGGCAGGACAGGTCAGGTGCGCCGCGTTGTGTCGGTTGTGGAGAGACGTGTTAGGGTGGTTTGAGTTGGGGTGGGGATAGGCATGGCATGTCACGGCGGTTGAGGCGGGGTCAGTTACAGTTTGGTTGGCTTTGGAAGGGCTGGATGAGGCACGGCTAGGTAAGGCGGTCATGGTGCGTTTCGGCTGGGTCTCGTAAGGTTCGGTTGGATAAGGTCTGGAAAGGCGGTTGAGGCGAGGATTGATTTGTTTTGGTCAGGTGCGTTACGTCTTGGTAGGGCGGTTTTGGTAAGGTCTGGTGAGGTCGGTTATGTTCCGGTTGGGCACGGCGTGGTGCGGCTTGGCAAGGCGGTTCAGTTGGGGTGTGTCGGAGTAAGACGGGTTGTGTTTTGGTGTGGCAAGGCGGTCATGGCGTGGAAAGGTTACTTTAGACATGGCTTGGCTTGGCGCGGTTAACTTTTAAAAGGAGGAGTAAATGAGTAACTTTGCAAGAAAAACCAAGCAGCGGATAATCGACGATTATCTGCAAGCTACTGGTTATAATATATTCAAGGCCGATGAGTTTGTGGACTGGCTGGCAACCCAGCCGGAACATGAAATGTATGACGCATTTTATGGCGTGGATGATAGCACGGCGGCGCGTAACTGGCGTATCGACATGGCACGGCGCATGGCCAGCGGACTACGGATCGTGGTTAAGCAGGAAGAGGTCCAGCAAAGTGATGTCGTGTCAATCAAGGTCGCTGAGTATCCGGCATACATATCGCCGGTAGCTAAACGTAAAGAGGGCGGCGGCTATGAACCGTTTGACCCTGACGACGAGTCGTCGCAAGAAGAACTGCGGCGGCAGGCTGGCGTGGCACTGGCCGCGTGGCTCAACCGCTTCCGTGGTTCGGCTGAACATATCGGGCTCGACTTGACGCCGGTTGAAGAAATAGTCCGCATTCTGCGCGATGATAAAGACGAAGCCGTTGGGGCTTGACAATATGTTGTCACCGTAGTATATAGGAGTTATCTTATGTACTACGGGAGACGATGATGCCAAAGTTTAAAGTGTATGTCACGGTGTATCACCGGATTGATGTCGAAGCTAACAGCGCGGAAGAGGCGAAAGAATTAGCTAAAGAAGAAATTTGGGACGATCACATCAAGGATGTGATTATTGATGTTGAGGAGATAGGTTGATGGGTAGACAAAAAAACTTTGAAAACATGACGCATGAAGAGCGTTGTGAATATTGGGAAAAGAAGCGGGAAAAGGAAACCGCGGACCGCGGGGCTCTCATTCAAGAAATGGAAACCCAACAGCCTGAGATGATAACGGCTGTTAAAGAGCTAAAGGCGATTGCACATCAAATCGGAGTTGAAATGCAGTATGAAGGCACAGAAGCTATCTGGGTCTCCGATATGCACAAGCTGATTGATAGGGCAGAAAGAGTCGGCCATTTGTTTAACATGGGGGATTGAGAATGAGTGAATATCTACCCGTCGAGGGTTGCGAAGAGTGTGAGTTCTTTGAAACCGCTTGCCCTGAGTGTATTCTATATGGGGAAGCAGAAAAGGTCGAAGACGATGTTAAAGATCACGCGCTGTAATAACTGTAACGAACAGGCCGCCGCAAAAGATGGTGACCTGTTTCTTTGTTCCAATTGCTGGTTTCAAATATGGGCACCACGGGAGATGCTACATGGACAAGAAAGAAGAAATTTTAAAATTGTCGAAAGACATGGACTGGCCGACGGCCCTCAACGAAATAGAACGGGTGGTAGATTTACACGCTTCCCTTACAGTATCTAAGGGTGAGCATACCCGTGAAGCTTACAGGCGGGCGTGGAAAACGAGAGCCGCTTGGGAAAGGATACAACGTGGATAGCACCGATAGCTTTGATGAAGCCGGTCAGCGGGTCGAAGACCTGTTGGATGAAATGGGCAAGGATGGTCACGGCGCAGGAGCCGTCATGGGCGGCGCACTGACCGCGATTATCTTCCGGCTGATAATATCCTCGCCGGACTCGACGACGGCCATTGGCATGATTACGTCGTGCATGGCCAGCGGAGCCCGCGCCGCGGTCGAGTATGAAAACGAGAACGCGGAGACCACGCATTAAAAATTCACAATGCTCCTTTGTGACCAAGAAAACCCCCAGCTTTTGACCGGCTGGGGGTTTTTCTGTTTAAGCAGTGATGCTCTGTAATCGTTGGTGGAAGCCAAAAACGCCGTTGGCCGGTCGAGGGTAGTAAACCACCGGAAAACACCTGAAGCCTGTGTATGGACTTCTATGGGCGATTATGGGATGTTAACTTAAATTTGGTTAACGGCACATAAAACTTTTAAAAAATTAATGCTTGACAAGTATGGGATAGTATGCTATAGTATAAGAACAATCAGAAATGATTGTACGGGCGAGGTGGTGAACACACCTGCGCGAACCCTCTAACGTAACGCTGGGGGTCAATCCTACGGTCTTAGTAGACCATCTCGCCCACCCGCTGTTTAAAATCGTTAACTACTACGGGAGGTCAATATGACTGATTGTGCAAAAGACTGGGTGTTGCCCAACGGCTTCACCTATATCGCTTCAACCGCCGGATTCTACGGCTCGTGGGCCAAGGCCACCGATCCAGTGACCGCGGCCCGAAACGCGGCCAGAGGAAAGAAAAATTTCGTCTCCGTCTGGTACGGTCCTGACGAAACCAGCCATGTAACAGACATGGGCGGCTTGTCCTACGCTTCCGAAAGCGCAGACAAAATGGTGCCGGTCGGCTTCTTTGAAGTCGGCAAAAATAGCATCAAACCGTCAAAAGATAAGAGGTGTACACACCTTGAGTTTATCGAAACGTGGTTGCGTTACTTTGATAGATCCAACCAGCAATGGTTGAAACATCAACAAGAACAATAGCTTAGAGAGCGCGGCCCACGGGTCGCGCTTTTTTAGTAACGGTATCACTATATAGGCTCAAAAAATAAAAAAATATTTTTTAGTAAAAGTAGGTGTTACCGGTGTTACCGCGTTACCTTTGTATGTTACTCGTTGAAATATATAACAAAAAAAAGTAACACTTCTAGGTAACACCTTTTTTTCATAGTGTTACCTCAAAAACGGCCTTATTGGCTGAAATTTTGGTTTTTATAAAAAATATTTTTTGCTCTATATAGTGTTCTGCGTTACTAATATCTGAACGTGACCTTTTTAACGGTGGTATTATGGCAAGAGTAGCGGCGGGTAAGATAACAGGAAAACCTAGAGAACGGCGAGGCAGACCACCGGCTGGCGTGGATCAACCCTTAACTCGTAAGCAGGAACTTTTTGTAAAAGAACTGGTGAGTAAAGACGGGCAGATTACGTTACGCGAGGCGGCTATTAATGCTGGATACGCTGTAACGTCTGCACATAGCAGGGCTTATGAACTGACGAACCCGCATATATCGCCTCATGTTGTGGCGGCCATACAATCGTATCGGCGAGAACTTGACGAAAAGTATGGCATCACCTTTCACCGGCACGTCAGGGATTTGCAGAACATACGAGATTTGGCTTTGCAGAACGGCGCATATAGTGCCGCCGTGCAAGCTGAATACAGACGGGGACAAGCGCAGGGGGACATATACGTCAACAAATCAGAAATCCGTCATGGCTCTATTGACAGTATGAGTAAAGAGGATGTTCTGAAAGCGTTAGAGGAACTCAAACAAAGCTATGCCCCAGTCACAATCAACGTCACGCCGGAAGATGAAAACCCCAGTAATCGCAACAAAGCGAGAAAGCGGCTTTTACAAGCAGATAAAGGAAGCGGCACAGAGGTCGAGCCGAAAGTTACTGCTGACGCGAATTGAGAATTATGTGGGAGCCGGAATACCAGACTTGCTCATATGTGACGAGTTTGGTGTGTTTCATTTTGTGGAACTTAAATTTCTGACAAGCAACGGGGTTACCTTACAGCCGTCACAGGTGGCTTGGTTGTCTCGTCATCAACATAGCCCTTCGTGGATACTGATAAAGAAACAAAACAAACCAACAGATGAGCCGGAAATGTTTTTGTATCCGGCTAGTGCGGCGGTTGATTTAAAAATGGACGGCTTGCAATCCGTTGAGCCGATACACCACCAGAAGGGCAAATTTAATTGGGATGTAATTTTTGACTTGATTTGTCCCACATAATCCTATATGTAGGGTCATCGTTAATTACTACGGGAGTTATGAACGATGAGTGAAACATTTACTTTTGAAATTATCGAAACCATGACCTATCGGTTTGATGTAAACATGCCGACGGGGTCAACCGAAGCGGATGCTGTTAATAAAGCTTCAGAAATTTGGGATGGTTTGTCCGCCTCAGAAATTTGTGGTTATAGCACCGGCCTTACTGACCAAGAATTTCGGAGGGTTGAAAACCATAAGGCATCGTTAATTACTACGGGAGTTATGAACGATGAGTGACCTTGTATTATCCGATTTTGAAAAAGGTTTTTTGACCGCACACTTTGAAGCGCATTTGCGCTTTGAGGATTATCGTTGCCAAGGCAATGCGTGGTATGAACATCTTGACGATGAAATGGAATGGGTAGGTGTGCAAATTGGCGATAGAATGTTTGACATTTGCATTTGGCTAGACACTAGCATTCAAGAAAAATACCCAGATGAAGCGCCAGAGTATCCACAAGATTTAGTCGCCGTGGTTTATGAATGCCACCTAAATGCCGACGGTGAGTATCAAACTAAAGTGAATAAGCAATGGTTCTTAAAAGAGGTGGCGGCATGAGAAAAAAGCGCATCCATATAAATCAGCACGTCATTCGCGCAAACAAAAAGAACGGCGAAGCAAACCCGCCAATTACTGTTAAGTGTGGCAGGGAAAATCATTATACATACGCGGCAGAAATTGATGGCCTATCTCGCGTTGTATATTCGCCAGACAAGCCCCTATCTTGTGGGGCCAAGGTCTGGATCGAAACCAACGCGCCGGTCTGGATACATACCGGCCACACCATAAACTAGCACGGGAGTGATGAAGAATATGAGAAATATGGATAGAGTGATAGAATTAGAGTTAACCTTATTAAGCGGTGACCGGTTGTATTTGTGTGACCGCGTTTTTAAGGTCCACTCTGAAACCCGCAAAAATTATGATAAAGAAACCGAATATTCTGGTGCGGGGGTTAACGGCTTTGCGGTTGTAGAAGATTATGACCACGTTATTTCTATGATAAGAAAATTAAAAGAGGCGTAATAATGTTTATATTTTCTATTATTGGCCGGTTACTATACGGGCCGGACTGGGAAAAACACACTCAAAAGCGGACGCGGCATATAAGCCGACGCCGTCGAAGATAAAATTTTAAAAATACTAAGCCCCGTCGATATATCTTGACGGGGTTTTGTTTTTTCTATATATGGGACAAATCGCATTCAATTACGGGAAATAGAAAAATGCTTAAAACTATTAAAAATTCAACCGCTAGTAAAACAGCGGGCTTGGCCGTTACATATCGCGCCGGTAATGGTGAAAAGTTTGGAACCTGCCCCGCCGATTGCAAACTAAATGATAGCGGGCGCGGGTGTGGTGCCAGTCAAATAGATTTTGAATATCTTGACGCCGTGCTAAATGCCAAGCCGCGACGCGGGGAAAGTTTTACTTATTCACATTTTCACCCGTTATACTGGGCGCAAAAACTGGCCCCGAACAAAACGACAATAAACTATTCCGCCGACAACTTGGCCGAAGCCGTGCAAATTGTGAAAAACAAAATTGCGCCGGTTGTGACAGTCGTTAAAAAATCATTTTGGACGGGCGCGCCTAAATATGAATATGACCTTGGGACGGCGGGTTTGAATAAATATCGGCACGTTGACGGGGTGCGGGTGATAAGATGCCCCGCCGAATATTTAGAAAATTTAGGTTGTGTTAATTGCGGCGGTAAAGACGGCCCACTTTGCGCCCGCCTAAACCGTGACTATATCGTCGGGTTTACTGGCCACGGTGTGAAAAAGAAAAAAATAGAAAATAATGAACGCGGCGGGTGTTATGCGTCGGGCGGCAATGTTGCCTTTCATTGGCGGGCAACCGCCGGACAAGAACAAGAACAAACCGACGGGGACCGGTTGCGGGCTTTTGTCAAAACATTATCGCCACGGGCAATTATTCGCCACCACGTTGCCGGTGATATAGGGGCTGAATAAAACTTTTAAAAATTTCATATTGCATAATATCGCATAATCTGATATGAAAATGACCGGCGGCGCGTTTT